CTATTAATAATACTAATGGAGTTGGTATTAGTACAATTTCATTTGATTCATCAAACAAAACTGTCACTGTTAAATTAAATAATGCATATAGCAACCTAAGTGATTTTCCATTTTCGGTTGGTGACAAAGTTTTCATTGAAAATACAAGTGTTGGAATTTCTTCAGATCTTCGTGGATATAATTCTTCAGAATATGGATATTCTACATTTGAAATTATTAGTAGAGATCCTAATATTGGTGGAATAGGAGGAACTGTTACTTATAGTTTAAATGACTTTTTAAGTTCTGGAGAAATTCTTGGAACATTTGATGAATCAAATTCTTTTGGAAGAATTATTAATGAAAATGATCTTCCTACATTTGAAACTGTATCCAAGAAAAAAACATTTTCAAAAAATGAAACAATAAAATCACTATCAGGAACATCAGGAATAGTTGAGTATCATAATCAAGATAGAAATATATTAAAAGTTTCAACCTCAGAAAAATTTAAAGTAGATGATTATATTATCGGACTTTCATCAAAAACAATTGGAAAAGTTATAACTGTAGAAGAATTTAAAGTAGATTATGTAGTTGATTCTTCTTCCATTTCTAATAAGACTTGGAAGAAGGAAACTGGATTTTTAAATTACAATACTCAAAGATTGCATGATAGCGATTATTATCAGTATTTTTCATATGCAGTTCGATCTAAAGTTGAAATTGATAAATGGGATGAATCTGTTGATAGATTAAATCACACTGCAGGATTTAAAAAATTCAGCGATTTGATTATTGATTCTTATTCTGATAATCAAGGAATGTCTAAGGAACAAGATGGTAGTGACATATCTGGAATAGCAGATATTATAGACACTGGCAATTTGAACTGTTTTTATGATTTTGATCTAGCAAAAGAAGAGAATATTATAATTGATTCCAAATTAGGATCAAAACAACTATTTTTGAATTCTAAGATAATTCAAGATTATTACGAATCAATTGGAAATAGAGTTATAACCATAGATGATGTCTCTAGTACTTTTGATAGCAATCCAAGAACTGATCAATTTAGTGTAATTGAGGAGACTGAAGTTTCTTCGTTTACCTCTAAAAAATATTTCTTTGAAGTTTCTCAACAAAATGCTTCAAATGTACTTGAAACTGGAGTAATAACTCTTGTTAAAGATGATACAACTGCATATCTTAATCAATATGCATTTACGAACACAGATTCTCCAATAGGAGTATTTGACTTTACCATCGCAGAAACAATTGGACAACTCCAATTCTATCCATATGAATCTACGAGAACTGAATATGATATTAACCTATTGTCTATTACTATTCCTGATGTTGTTAGTGGTTTAGGAAGTGTATCTGTTGGCGATATTGTAAATATTGCTTCAGATAAGAACATAGTAAGTACATCATCAACATCTATTATCGCAACAATTCCTTCGAATTATAGAGCCTCAAAAGTACTAGTCCAAATTGGATCTACAACATCATCTTATAGAGAATTTACTGAGATTACTTTGCTCAATAAAGGATCTAGCGTAGATATTATGGAATTTGGACAATTGCAGACAGCAAGAGCTGCGGTAACTCCATCCTCTATAAGTGGATTTGGTACATATTCAGCTATAATATCTGGAGGAAATATATTACTCAGATTGGAACCAAAAGCAGGATTGGGTAATAGTGCAACAGTCAATACTTTTGCTACAAATATAGGAAGTTCTTCTCTCACCAATGTTGGAGTTACAACTTATACATCTGGATATATTAAATCAATATCTAAATCAATTACTTCGTCAGCATCCCCAACTGCGAATGTTATATCTACTCTGGATTCTTTAACTTCAGCATCTTACTATATTGTAAGTGTAGAAGACACTACCAACAGCAGATATCAATCTTCTGAAATAATTATTGTCTCAACTGGAAGCACTTCATATATCAATGAATTTGGCGCAGTATATCAAACTTCAAGTTTGGGAACTTTTACTAGAGATATTTCAGGAGGAACTACTAGACTGCTGTTTACTCCATTAGCAAATATTAATGTAGAAGTCAGAGCATTTGAATTAGACTTAAGTAATGCAAATCCCGTTCCTACCAGTAGATTATCCTTGGGAAATAATTCTTATCTGCAATTTAATGGAAACCTGGGAAGATATGCAGGAACTCAATTGGATATTAAAAAATCATTTAATTTAACGCATAATACTTATCCAGTATTCCAATCAACATTTAGCGGAATATCTACTGTAGATGTTAATATTGTAAATGACACGATTACTATTCCAAATCATTTCTTTGTAACTGGGGAAAAAGTAACATATACTTATTTGGATTCTGATCTTTCTACCCAAAATGCAGTAGGTATTGCCACAACCACAATTAGCGGAATTGGAAATACAAACAAACTTCCAGGAAATCTATACATCGTAAAGATAAATGATTCTTTAGTTAAAGTTTCCGGATCTGCTTCAGAAGCACTTTTACCTGTTCCAATTACACTAGACTTAAATGCTGTTGGTGTAGGATCGGTACACCAATTTACTAGCCAAAAACAAAATTCAAAATGTTTAATCTCTATTGATAACGTTATTCAATCACCAATTGTTTCAACATCTTCCACCACAGGAATAACAACTACAGTAAGTGCAGAGACTGTTTATGTTGATGTTGTCAATAAAAACATATTTAATGGTGGAGATTTAATTAAAATTGAAAATGAAATTATGAGTATTTTGGCAGTCGGTGTTGGAACAATTACGAATAGACTATATGTATCCAGAGGTTTATTGGGAACACAGTCTGGTATTCATACCACAGGAACATATGCATCGAAAGTTACTGGAAATTATAATATCGTTGAAAACACAATTCATTTTGTTAGTGCGCCATTTGGACAAATTCCAATATATGAGAATGATAGTGAGAATGTATTTAATTCAAAATTTAACGGAAGAGTTTTCTTAAGAAGAGGTACTGAAAGTTCCGCTCAAGATACTTATAATTTGAACTATGTATTTGATGATGTTTCTCCATCTTTTACTGGATTAACTACTCAATTTGCATTAAAATCGGAATTATCTAATGTTTCTGGATTCTCTACTTCAAATGCTATTATATTAGTTAATAATATTTTCCAATCACCAAAGAAAGCAACTGGTATACAGCAAACAAATCAATATTCTCTATCTGAAGTTGCTGGTATTACTAGTATTTCATTCGAAGGATATTCATCAAGCAGTTATAATTATGATATTAACGTAACGGATCTGCCAAAAGGAGGGATTGTTCAATCGGTAGGATCAACTATATCTGGTTATGGATATCAACCACTCATTTCTGCTGGGGGAACGGCAATAGTATCTTCGGCAGGAACTATACAATCAATTAGTATTGCAAATACTGGATCTGGATATAGAAAGAGTTTAAGTTATGAAATTACTACAAAAGTTTCATCTCCAATAGGTATAGGATCAACCAACATTTTCATCGATAATAGAAACAGTGTTTTTGGTATTATAAACACATTAAACACTGGATCAAACTGTTCAATAAAAGTTGGCACTTATATTACAACTGCAACAATTGTTTCAACATCTTCAACGTTTGTTAGGGTTGGACTCGGATCAACAAGTTCCTCTATAATTCCTACGGGAACACCAGTTACAGTTAAGATTAGAAATCCGCAAATTGGTATAGTTAATGTTAGTGTTGGCAATAGTTCAGTAGGAATTAATTCAATAACACATGTTGGATTTGCTACTATTAATGGTGGATACATTTCTACATCAGTTTCAATAACTAATCCCGGTGCTGGATTTACGTCTTCAAATCTACCATATGTAAATATCTCATCACCTTTGCCATACTCCAATATTCCATTGATTTATGATTCATCTTCATCCGGTATTGGAACTGGCGCTTTAGTTAATATTGTTGTTGGACAGGGATCCAGCGTAATTGGTTTTGATATTGTAAACTCTGGTTATGGATACAAGCAGGGAGATATATTAACCATAGGTGTTGGGCAAACAGTTGGTATACCTACAAATAAATCTCCATCCTCATTCACTAATTTTATTTTAATCGTAGACACAACATATAATGATAGTTTTTCGGGGTGGCATCTTGGAGAATTGCAGTTGATTGATTCGATTAATAATTTACTAGATGGAACTAGAAAGGTTTTTCCAATTAAAATTAATGGACAAAGAACGTCAATAATATCCAAAAAAGGATCAGATATTGAGATTGCACAAGTTCTCATCATTTTCGTAAATGATGTTTTACAAGTTCCAAATGAAAGTTATACATTTAAAGGTGGAAGCATCATAGAATTTTCTGAAGCTCCAAAAGTTGGCGATAACATCAAAATACTTTTCTATAAAGGAACTCCAAACGTAGATGTACAATATGTTGATATATTAGAAACAGTAAAATATGGAGATATTGTTGATATTGAAGCAACAACTAGTGTTCTTAATCAAGATCCTAGATTGGTAGAAGAAATAGTAAGTAGTGATTCTGTCTTTACGAATGCATACTTTGGTAAAGGAATTTCTGGGGATCCCACTCTATTAAGGCCAGTAAATGTATGCAAACAGACAGAAGATAGATTTGTAAATGGAGAATATGTTTCGAAAGACAGAGTTTTATACGAACCATCTATTTTCCCAGTCACTAATGTTATCTCAAATGTAAGTACATCTTCAACTACAATATTCGTAGAAAGTGTTAAAACATTCTTTGATAGTTCTAAAGAGTATGCTCAAAATGGAACAGATAATATTCCACAAAAGTCTATAAAAATTCTATCTCAAGACTCAGTTATTGCCGCAGCCGCAACTGCGATTGTCTCTATTGCAGGAACTATTACTTCTATAGTAATTTCTGATGGAGGGGTGGGATATTCTACTAATCCAACTGTAATAATACAAAGTCCTGTTGGAGCAGGAGAAACTGGGACAATTGCTCAAGCATCTTCTACCATATCTGTTGGGGGAACAGTATCTTCAATAGATATTGTAAATCCAGGGGCAGGATATACATTCTCAAGTCCACCGCTTGTCATCATTTCATCTCCAGCACCAAAGTATGAAAATATAACAAATGTTTCTTACACTGGAGACTTTGGAATAATTGTAGGTGTGGCAACTACTTCTATTGTTGGAGTCGCTACAACTGGTATTGTATTTGATTTATTTGTTCCACCAACGTCTTTCCTTAGAAACACTTCGATCAATGTTGGAATTGCTACTACTGGAATTAGTGGAATACAAACAGGTTATCTCTTTGTTGTGAGTAATTCTAACATCGGTAAAGGAGTAACTTCATTAAATTCTTCCAATTCAACAGTTGGAATTGGATCCACATTCTTGGACAATATCTATAGTGTCTCAAGAGTTTCTATTGCACAGACATCAGTTCCTGGTGTTGGAATTACCAATGTTTCTAGAGTTGTCGTGAGTGTTACTAGTTACAATGGATTAACTGGAACCGGATATAGTAATTATTTTGGCAATTATTCTTGGGGATTAATTAGCAACTTAACCCGAAAGAATCCAAATACATTTACCAGTTACAACAACGGATTATCTGGAGTTTCTACTTCTCCTTTAGTTATTAGAAATAATCCACTTAAATATATTGGTTATTCTACCACATAAATAACTAAAAAATATAAAAATGCCCGCAATTATAACAGATCAACTAAGAGTATTGAATGCGAAGAATTTTGTCTCTTCGGCAACATCTTCTGTAAATTCATATTATGTTTTTCTTGGTTTGCCAAATGCAACTAGTTATGATGAAAATTGGGATGCAAATCCACCTGCGCCCAAAGATAACTTTAATGAAGAAAATGACTATTGGGATACAATGATTGCTTTAAAAAAAGTAAAACCCGAAGATGTCAAACATGTCGTTAAAAAAGTTTCTTGGACAAGTGGAACTACTTATGATATGTATAGACACGATATAAGTAGAACAAATTTATCTCAACCTTCTGAGGCAACTAGTTTATATGCAGCAAATTACTATGTTGTAAATAGTGAATACAAAGTATATATTTGTATTCATAATGGAGCAGATCCTGAAAATGTAGAGGGAAGGCCTTCTCTCGATGAACCAACATTTACTGATTTAGAACCAAAACCTGCAGGAACAAGTGGAGATGGGTATCTTTGGAAATATTTGTACACTATTCCTCCTGGAGATATTGTTAAATTTGATGGATTAAATTATATACCAGTTCCAAATGAGTGGGGATCGACTTCAGCAACTTCCATTATTCAAACTAATGCAACTACAAGTGGACAACTAAAGAATATTGTTATAACCGGAAGAGGGGTAAATCTTGGTGATCCTGGAGTTTATACTAATGTTCCAATTAAAGGCGATGGATCTGGAGCAGAGGCAACTATTGTAATCAATGAAGATTCCAAAGTTGAATCAATTACCATCTCTAAAGGTGGTTCTGGATATACTTATGGAACAGTAGATATTAAAGCAAGTGATATATCAACAAACGAAGAAGGATATTCGGCACCAACTTTTGATGTAATCATTCCCCCATATGGCGGACATGGATATGATATTTACAGAGAATTGGGTTCTTATAATGTTTTAATTTATTCTAGAATAGAAAATGATTTGGAAAATCCAGATTTTATTGTCGGCAATCAAGTTGCTAGATTTGGAATAATTAAAAATCCCCTAGGTTATGATTCTGATGAAATTTTAACTTCAGAAAAAGTAAGTGCAGTTTCTGCGATTAAATTCACAGGAAATAATATTGGAGATATTAATTATCCTGCAGATAGTATTATTACACAAACTGTATCAACCGGAACAACAGCAATAGGTAGAGTTATTTCATATGATAAAAACACAGGTGTCTTAAAATATTGGCAAGATAGAACTCTTGTTGGATTTAATTCAAATGGAACACAGAATTCTAATCCTGCATATGGATTTAACCAGGTTTCCTTTACGAGTTCAATCGGTTCTGGTGGAAATTTAGTTATCACTGGACAAGAAGCAGCCTTGCAAATTGATACAACTTTTGGAAGTGTTTCTTCTCCAGGTATTAGTACCAATGGCATAAATAATAATGCGTCAAAAGTTTATTATTTGGGCCAACAATTTATACAAGGATTGGCCAATCCAGAAGTTAAAAAGCATTCTGGTGATTTAATCTATGTTGATAATCGATCTTCAATCACAAGATCACCAAATCAAAAAGAAGATATTAAAGTTATTTTGCAATTCTAAAAAATTATGGCCCAAAAGACTAATTTAAACGTTTCCCCTTACTATGATGATTTTAATCCAGATAATAATTATCATAGGGTTCTTTTTAAGCCAGGATATCCGGTTCAAGCTAGAGAATTAACTACTTTACAGTCTATTCTGCAGCATCAAATTGAACAAAACGGAAAACATTTTTTTAAAGAAGGATCTGTTGTAATTCCCGGATCTATTAAAACTGATATTCCGGTTCCTTTAGTTAAAATTGAAGATACTTATAATGGAACTCCAATATCTTTATATTTTGATAAACTAATTGGAAAAAAATTAAGAGGATCTATTAGCGGCGTTTTAGCCGAAG